CATACAACTCTGACTTGGTGATGTAGTACGTCTGGACAATTGCTTCTTGTCTGTCAGTGTACGGGCTGTCTTCCCGCAACACACCCATGCAACCCGGCTCCACCATGTAGGGGTGGATACCGTTGTTCATGATTATTTTTACAAACGTAGAACTGTAGGCAAGTGACCAAGAAACTGCTTGCGAGAAAACTTGGTCAGCATTGCTGTTGAGCCACTCATCATTGAGCGCACGGGTCAGTGTTGGAATCTTGGTGTGTTCTGCTTCATTGACGGCAGCGCCAATGTTGATACTAAATCTTGTTGTCTCTGCTGAGTACAAGAAGGAAGTCAGTTGGTCAATGTGTGGATAGATTTTGTTGTACAGGGCCGGGGTTTCGCTCGGCCCGTTTCCAAACAAATACCAACTCCGCAGCGCCGCATAGTCAGGCTTGCGCTCATCCCTTGATACCAGACACTTCTGTATCAGGTCAAGATAGAAAAGTTCCCTGTCTAGTGGTGCTGATGGAATTTTCATGGTTTAGGAACTGAAAGGTTTTCGTGGTCTGGAATATATGACGCAGGTTTTGGCCCTGTCAAGTTCCCCGCTTCTTTCGGATTAATCCCCACAGATTCTCCCATGACAGACTTAAATTGTCCACCAAGGACGGATTTCATAGAGATATTACCGCCATTTCCCCAGATTGCGGAGTCACCAGCCCGTCCTTCTTTCTGTTTTTGGCTCTCAAAGTGCTCACTGGCGGCTGTAGCCTCAGCATATTGCTTGTCATTGAGTTTGTTCTTACGCTTGAGGTATCCACTCTGGTGTTCTCCCTCTTTGGTGGACTTGATGTCGGTCATATCAAAGTCTTTAGCCAAACCTTTCAGCGTTTCGTCTGTTTTTGCGGTTTTTGCCGACCTTGTACCCACTGGTTTCAAGTGAATGATAGATATGGTGGCTTTGCAGTGCTTCATGGGGCATTCAGCCTCCCATGCTTCAAATACACCGTGTGATTCGCAATAATAGTCTCGCAAGATAGCCATAGTTACCCTCTAAGTGCTTCGTTAAGGTCAATTTCACTGTAATCATGGCGGTTGACCATTCCCACCTTGATTTTTATCCCGTCAGAGGTAACTTTTAGCCCCATACCCGCCATCATGGGGGGTTCTGGAACCTTTCTGTACTCCACATACCGGGTTAAATCTTTGCGTCGCATTACTCTCACGTTCCCTGCTTTCCACTGCGTATAGGCTTTGTTGACCCGCATCTGGATGTATTCGGTACGCGGTTCGCACTGACGGATGAAAACATCCCGGAAATGTTCCTTGTGTATCCCCGCTAACTCGCAAAACAGGGGGATAGAGATGCCTCTTTCCTTGTCAGCATGGAACTTTTGTATCTGCCGTATCAATTCTTTCTTGGGTAGGATAATCATGAGCCATACATCCCTATCTTTTTAAGGTAGTCGCTTACGTTTCTGCCCACAGAGATTTGCTCCGGGGTGTAGTCTTCTTGAGATTTGCTTACTTCACGGGTAATTCTGGCAGAGATAAGGCGGGGCTGGACTTGCTCTGCATAGGCAACACAGGCCAGCGCAGCAGCAATAACCCGGTCATCCTTGGCTCTGCCGGGTGCGCCGATAAACCCGTCCTCACGCACAATTGTTTTCATCTCTTCCAACAAGTCCATGCTGCGTACTCCCATCATAGTACGCTCAAAATAGTCTTTCATGTACGCCAGCATCCGTTCTTTGGTGGAACTGGTGGTCAAGAATCCTATGCTCATGCTTGGGCCACCCAGCGAGTCATTACGCCGCCAGAGGTAGTTGGACATGTTGCCAAGTACGTCCATCAAGTCAGAACCCATCTTGTTGTTCATGCTGACAGCCATTCTCTTAAGAGTACGAATCTCATTGATGACGGCTTGTCCGGGGCCGTTGATTTCCAGATTGAGGGTAGAGTTCTTGTAGGCTCCAGCCAAGTGCGCTATCACCCACGCAAACTGGTAGGTGTTCATCTCGCTGGTGGCAAACTCTGCAACTTGGTCTAGCCCGTTGGCGTAGCAGCGGAACACTTGGATACAGAACCTATCTGCCCAATCACTGCTGCCGTAAGCCGGGTCTGCACCTATAACGTAGTAGGCGCTGTCTAAAGGCTCTTCCCAGACCTTTAAAGTTCCAAGGCGCTCAGTAGACTTGATGACCTCTGTGTCTTGGAAGGATTGACCAAAGACATAGCGGTAGTGGTCAGGCAATAGTTTCTTAGATTCTTTGGCAGCTTCCGTACAGCGGGTGTGGGAGAAGAAGCTGGTTCCCGTCATCACAAAGGCATAGTCCTCTGTAGGTGGAAACTCTTGGTACATCAGGGTTTCGTCTTTGATACCTTCTGCTAACTTCCAGCGCCACCATGCCATTTGCCGGGAGTTAATCTCCACGCCGTACATCTTCTTAATGTCTTTAGTCCATTCTTTCTCTTCCGGGGTAAGCCGTCCATCCCAATAGACTTTGTAGATGTTGCTGCTTGCGTCCACAGAATAGTATTCATTACGCCACCAGCCGCAGAAGATTGCACGTTGCGTCTTGGCAGACTTGGCAACTTTGTACATGTCGTGGAACATGTTAAAGCCTTGCGCCGTGCTTTCAAACATGTACAGACGCTCTGGGTTCTTTTCAGCTAGAGAAGCTATCAGGGAAGCTAGACCTTCCTCATTGCCCCAACTTGCTGTCTCTGTGCCATGCAAGTAAGTGATGGCTTTGCCTTGGCCTAGACGGGATTTGTTACCGGCTATTTGGTAGAAGATGCGGCTCCTGTTTTTAAGAACCATCTGATTTCTGTTGTGCGCCACCAGCGGTATCTTGTACTCCTTGGGTAGCCCGTCCATGTACATAGCAAGAGTAGAGCGGAACATATCCCGGTTCTCTTCTGTGTCTGCCACCAGCGTCCCCTGCCAGCCCGGATGTGTGAACTGCCAGTAGAGGTCAAGGGCGAGGCTAACGGTGGTGATACCGAGTTGCCGTCCTTTGAGGATGACAAAGAAGTGGACATCATCTGCTAGACCTTTCTGTATTTCCTCCATAACATACTTCTGCGTCCCCAGAAGAGTGCCCATTTTCTTTAGGCCTTCTTCTTTGGTTTCAATTTTCAGTTCACTACAGAACTTGTAGAAGTGTTGGAGGTCAAACTTCACGGACAAATCTTTCCATGATAGGGAAGGCGGCTGTCAATCATGTGTTCAGTGGTGAACTTACCTTTGACAATATCATCACAGCGGTTAACAAACATTTGCACGTTCCTCTCTATGCGTCCTTGGAACAGATGGTAAACACCTTCTTCAAAGTGTGTGCCTACTCCGTACAACCCGTAGTTGTGCAACCGCCACGCATGACCTTCCACCGGCTCTGATGTCCAGTGAGTAGGATATAAAACTTTATATCGGATGTCAGACAACTCTGCTGCGTAACACACGTTCTCAGCTACATCCCCGTTAGGAGTTTCCGAAAAGGTAGGACGCTGCATAGCCTTCCATGTCTTGCGCCAAATAAAGAAAAAAGCAGGGGAAGCAAAGATATGGGACTTAGGAGGAATGTGATTGCTGACTTGGGCAATGCCAACAAAAGACTTGTTGTCTGCCGCCCACTGGATAGCATCGTCCACCACTTGCCTGTTGGTAGGCACACAGTCAATGTCTAAGAAGCCAACAACGTCAGAGACACTGTTGTTCATGATGTTGTCCATCCACTGACCATGCGGGGTTTGCTGCAAGGCATACCCAACTTCCAGCCCCAGATGGCGGCACACATCACTGTGAGATTTCAGCATGTCAACGTTGGTGTTGGGCCATGCCAGTGTATTTATTTCTACGTTCATATTTCCCTCTATTCGTAAACAACCATTTCAAACTTACCGTCAACCTCATGAATACCTTTAGCGCCTTTTGGTATCTCTTCATTCCTCCAAGCATAGTGGACTGCAAAGCTGGTGGTGTAGTTAAGAGTAGCCTTGCTAGCCCTTGCAATCTTTAGACCACTATCTTTTATTGCACCCCAGACCATGCGGTCATTGATGATGCTGATGCTCTTGTCTTTCAAACCCCAGACACGCAACAGATGAAAGGCATCCCGCCTGATAAGGTAGCAATTGGTATCGTTGAAGAAGTCACCTTCTGACTCTGTGTCCACACCCATGTAGCTTTCATCCATTCTCCACAGCCTTCTAGGGCAAGTAACAATAGGGGCATCTTCTTTCTCCATTACTTTTACCATCCGCTCTACATGGTCAATGTCAAACCAGCAGTCAGCATCCAGCATACAGATAGCGTCAACACCGTGAGCACTCGCTAACGCGCAACCAATCATTCTTGGCGTATCACCGTAATCAGCACAGGCAGGGAGTTCTACGTGGAACTTGAGTTTCTTAAACTCTTTTCTTGGAAACCCGTCTGCCAGCATGAAGTGGACAGTATCACTGTGGGTCTGCCTGACCACACTGGTTCGACAACGGATAAGCGTATCTAAGTCTTCTTTGTAG